ACTAAAGGTAGACTTAAAGATGTCTGGGGTAATAGCTTTGTAGCAAAGAAGCCTATAACATTTAATATAGGTGATAAAGTAAAATAATGCTGTTAGAGCCATACAAGGCAGAAAGTGAGGGTGAGAAATGAGTGACTTAATCAGCAGACAGGCGGCGATTGATGCACTGTGTCGAGAGTGCACTCCGGTGGGATATGAGTGCCGAGCCGATTGCACCGAAGTAGAGATACTGCGGAAACTCCCACCAGTAGAGCCAGAGCGACCGAGAGGGGAGTGGGAAAAGACGGAGCATAGTACAAATGAGAATGTGTTTGAGAAATAGATAGAAATAAGGTGTCCGTTCTGTGGACATAAGCCAGTTTATGAAAAACATAGATGATATGGAGTTTTGCCCGAAATGCGGTGCTGATATGAGAGGGGATAAGTAATGCCAAGGGAAGAAGCAGTATGGTATGTGAACCATACGTTTGAAATCATAAAAGAAGAACTGTGTAACAGTGGGCGATTTGATGAAGCGAAGGAGTTTGAGATTGCACAAAACATGGCAATAGAAGCATTACAGGATGATTGGATTCCTGTTAGTGAGAGGGTGCCGGAAGGTGACGATGATGTTCTTGTAACCGTATGGTGGGGGTATGGTAAGCCAGAAGTGTGGGTTATTGATTATGCCGGTGTAACAAGGGGAGCAGAAGAAGGGCAGATTGATGACGAAAAAATCCTCGCACACATACTCGCATGGCGACCACTACCAGAGCCATACAAGGCAGAAAGCAAAACAGAACAAGCATTAGCCTATGCAGATCAGGATACGTTGATGCCAGCCACATAAGCAGAAAGGGCGGTGATACGGAATGAGGAGCTATGAATGGTGGCTTGGGCGAAAAGCAAGAGTTCGGAAGAAATACACTCTGTTGTTAGGAAGATACCTGTCACCAAAAGAAGTTCGTATATGGTACAAGGAAAGGCGGTGAGAAGGAATGCCAAGGTTCTATGTTAAAAATAATGATGGATATTGGAATGTATTTAGTGCAATCATTGACGATTATATCTATGATGATTTTATCCCGTTTTGCGAAATGAAATCTCGTATTTTACAGGAACTCTTGAGGGTAAAGAATGCCGAACTTGAGACATTGAGGACTGACAATCCACAGCTAAATATAATGCCTTTGGAAGAAGCAGAAGAAAGCATAAGACAAAGGATAGAGTATGAGCGTGAAGCGGAGGAAATGCAAAATAAAATATTACAAGAGGAAGAGCCGTACTTGTATTGAGAGGTAATAAGGAATGACTGCTGGGAACCTTTTGTTACTATACTTAACTCTAAAACAGGAGAAAGCAAGGGATAATATGTACCCTTGCTTTTTATATTTTGCTTTTTTTTTAAAAATATTATATAATATATATAGAAAGAAAGAAAGGAAACAAAATGAATAAAATTCAAAAGATTGAACAAATTTTAAACAGCTTTTTAGAATCGCAGCAATATGATGGCGTGCGCGCAGAGTACATAGAGCAATCCGATAGCTACTATTGCAATGGATTAATTGTGCTTGGCGGGTTGAGCGATCTTAAAGGTGATGAAATATTTATGAATTATTGTATTAATATTTTAGGACTTCAAATTGAAGTTAGTATTGAAACTTTAACTTTTCTTCATGAGCTTGGACATCATAATACATTAGATAAAATAAGTGATAAAGATTACTACATTAGTGAAGTAGTAAAGATGATGCTTTATGAACAGAATAAGGAAACAGAAGAATATTTTATGACTTATTTTGATTGTCCCACAGAGAGGGCCGCTACAACAAATGCGATTCGTTTTTGTAATAAAAATGTAGAATTAGTAATGAATTTAGATAAAGAGCTTTTGGAGGCTATATATGAGTAAAAAAAATAAATCTTTATTTTCAAAACCATTACGGAGAATTAAGACTGATTAACACTTGCGCGACTGTCAAAGAGATATATAAAGAAATTTATAATTTTTTAGAAGAGCATAATTATAAATCTTATTATATAAGAAGCTGGTATAAAAATGGTAAAACTTGGTTTGATGTTGGTAGTTATACAGAATTTTTTGCTTGTGATGGAAACGTAATGGAGGATTAGGATGAAAGTAATTATAAGTTCAGGTTTTGGCAGCGGCTTTTCTACTTGGGGCGATCCAAGAATGGCGATCGATTCCGACATAGTTGATTTGGTAGAAAAAGGTTTTACCAAAGAAGAGATGGAAAGTCTCTGTATACAAAAAGGATATATTGAGGAATATTCTTATCTGGGCGGCATTGACAGTTTATCTATTCAGGAGGTTCCAGAAGGAAAATTATTTAAAATTAGAGAATATGATGGCGCGGAATGGATAGAAATTTTTAATCCAGATGAGTGGTTTAAAGCAATAGATTAGGTGGGCTTATGATTGTAATAGAAGACAAAGGAACAATTACTTTTTTAGAAGATGGAAAAGAGATTAGTTTAATTGATGGGTTTAAAAGATTAGAAACTTTATATCCTAATGAAACTTTAGAAAATAAAAGGGTGATAAAGCATTTAAAGAAGAAGTATTTAGGAGGATGGAATGAAACTTACAAAGGCGCAGTTTTGTAAATATGTAAATACATATGAAGAGATGCTTAAGGAAAGTTATAAAGCAACTTCTTCTTTAGGAATAGTTCAATGGGTGCCAGATAAGTGGATTAATAACTATTATAATATGCTATCTGATATGTGTGAACTTTATGAAGATAAAACTGTTGGAACTATACTTGATTGGTTTTGTTTTGAAACTGACTTTGGTGCCAATGAGGAAATGAATAAGATATATGAAGAAGGTCGTGCATGGCCTTGGCGCATTGAGAGTCCAGAAATATTGTATGATTATATAATGAAGGAAGGTTAAGAAAGGAGAAAATATTATGATGTATATAGCAAAGATCACAGCTTATGATCCAGAAGACAATGATATGAGAAAAGAGCAGCTCTTTATAAGTGGTCATGATTATTCTGATATTACAGAAAAGCTTGTTAGTTATTATGGAGAAAATGAACTTGAAGATATATTTATCTCTCCCTTTAGTCCTGAAGATTTTATTGTTTTTGATGAAGAGGACAAGCATCTTTTTGAAATAGTGAAGGATAAGCTTGAAAAAAAGGTAGTATGGTGATGAGTAATAGATATGCAGTATCAGATTTACATGGTCAATTTGATTTATTTACACAGATAAAGGAGTATATTAATGAAGACGATATTGTTTATGCTCTTGGTGATTTTGGTGATCGCGGTCCTGAGCCGTGGCGGACCCTACAAGCCGTCTTAGATGATTCACAATTCATTTATTTGATGGGTAATCATGATTTAATGTTAGCTAAATCAATAGATTTCTTAACTAAAGTATCAGAAGATGAATGGGAATCAATTATGTGGCCTTTTTACAGTAGGCCCGCCATGATTGCTGATTTGTTTGATAACGGTGGGGAAGAGACTTTAATAGAATGGATTGAAAACTCAAACCGTATGAAGTATTATAAACAGTTATGTAATTTACCAGCATTAATTACACTACCCGCGAAAGATAAAAAGCATTTAATATATTTATCTCATGCTGGGTACAATCCAGGTATTTCAGAAGAAAAAATGCTTGAAGATTTTGTGTGGGATAGGGAACATTTTTATCGTCATTATAATGGGAACAACTTAATAATACACGGACATACACCGATATTGCTTATGGATAATTTTTTAGACAAAGAGGAATACTCTTTAAAAGATGGGTATTGTTTATATAATGACAATTTAAAAATTAACATAGATCGTGGTGCTCATGTTACTGGTGAAACAGTATTATTAAATATAGATACTCGCGAAGGAAAAGTTTTTAAGGTGAGGGATAATATAAATGAATCAGAGAATTAATCAAAAGTTTATTAATAAGTATGATAGAATTATTTTTACTCAGCCTTTGGCGCATGATAAATATATTAAACAAATTTATATTAAAGAAGGTAATACCAATAAGTGGAAGGTTGTCTATGAGAGTGATTCAATTCACCACATCTGTCCATACAGTGGAGAATTTAGGAATTGTGCTGATTGCGGCGCGATTGACGAAGACTTTGACGTAAAATTTTGCACAAATAAAACAGAAATTGTTGGCGCGGGCGCACTCATCGAAAGAATTTATAAATGTCAAGACGCAGGTTTGAAAGTAGACTTCTTATATAACGAAGATATTTTGGAGGAATAAAATGGATAATTCAACTTGTTATTGGTGTGATTATCCTGTTGATAAAATAGGTACAAAAGAAGAAGGATATTATTGCACTTATTCACCTAAAAGGGAAGTGATTTGTGAACTTGAAAAGCCTTGTTTAAGATATGTATCGGCTGATAAAGTATCAGATTATATAAGACATTTGCTTAAAGAGATAGAACTAATGGAACTTACTAAAGAGTTACCATAAGGAGATAAGTTATGACTTTAAAAGAAATATTAAATATAATTAATTTTAAAAGCTTTGATGAAAATGGGAAACAAGATACCGATATTGTTAGAGTATATCTTGGTCACCCACTTTCATTTTTTGAAATTGGTTTTTGTGATTTCTGCGATGAAATGGAAGATATAATGTGTACGATTTTTAAAGAAGAAATTCTTAATAGAAGGATTTTTCAGATTCGTTGTGAAAGGGGATACATTCATATTTATCTTGAAGATGAAGACGACTAAAGAGAACCATGGTTCTCTTTTTTATTGGGAAAAGTACCGCAATTATTTTTCGTCGGGTGCGCGAGGGTCAAAAAATTTTCCAAAAAAAATTTTGGGAAAGTTTATGGGATTATTTTTTGGGACGGCCGCACTCGACGAAAAAATTTTCCAGAAATTTTCCAGAAATATTTTCCTAAGAATTTTGGGAGACTAATTATTTTCCAAAAATTTTCTAGAAATTGACTGGAAAAATTAAGAGAAACTTTAAATAAAATTTACTTAAAATCAAAATAGAAAAACTTATACGTATTACGTATACGTATTATATATACGATTATAATATATATAATAGTATACGTAAATAAAAATCAATCCAAAAAAATTAAAGATCAAGCTCGTGTTGGCGAAGCCCAACCGAGATTATGGTCCAGGTTTAAGCTGGCCGCAGTGAGCGCAGGATGCAACCGAAGGTTGGCAGCCGAAGCGAAACGAGGACATACAACGAAGAACGTATACGTATATAGTATACATATATAGTATACGTATATAGGGTTAGTTAAATTGTTCAATGGTTCGGGCGCACTCTAAATAGGTTGGGTTTAAAAGAAGTATACGTATATAGTATATGTAAATAGATAGGGTTGAATAGCTTAGATAGCAACGGCGCACTCAACAAAAAGCAAAGTCAAAAGACATCAGCGTAGATAGTATACGTATATAGTATACGTATATAAGGGTAGAGGTGATATAAATATAGTAGGTTTAAGGTTATGGATAGGGTACATAGATAAACCATATGGATGAGCTATATGGGTAGATATATAAATAAACGTATAAGTAATTCGTATAAGTAATTCGTATAAGTAATTCGTATAGGTAGTTTGTATAAGTAGTTTGTATAAGCAATTCGTCCCTTCGGTCGTATACGAATTGAGCGTATGCGTAAAAATGTATAAGTTTAACGTATTAGCTGGGGTGTCGAGAAGGTGTTGGATGTACAACGACGACCTCCTACGTCGTGACAATATCTGCGGAATACGTCGATGAGCGGGCGTTTTCAATAGGTTTGGGCGTTGGCTTGCGTTGACTTACGTTGGTTGGCATAGGTGGATGTTAGCTAATAGAAATGGATGTTGGGTAATAAAGGTTGATATAAGTTGATATAAGTGGGTGCCCCATCCATCAACAAAAATCAAATTTTCATTTTAAAATTAAAAAAAATAACTTAAATTAAAAAATAACTTAAAATATCTCAAAAATATAAATTTTAACGTATACGTCTTTCGTATAATAAAAAGACAGGACTTTATGTCCTGTCTTTCGTCTCTTCTGTCTTTAGACGAGAGAGTAACCCTTAACCTTACCTCTCTTACCCTTGATGTCCTCGACCTTCACAGACCCAGCTGCAACAAGTCTCTTTGCGATAACCGTAGCCTTCTGCGGAGTGTTGATTCCTTCAACCGCTTCAACAATCTCAGAAGCAGTCTTCGGCTCGTCTCCCAGGAACTCCAAGATTCCATCTTCCAGCTCCTTCTCGGCCGCGATCTTCTCGGCTCTCTTCTCCGCCGCTCTGTTGCGTCTCTTCTTCGCTCCAGCTTCGTGCGCGGTAAGCAGCTCCTGGAACTTCTCAACAACTTCCTCGGTGATTTCGTTAGCGATAACTGCCTTGTAAGCTTCAACCTTAGTCATTTTGACCTTCTTTCTCTCACACTTGGTAGTGAGCACCAGTTACGTTTACTTTGAGAGGTTACTTCTCTCTCACTTTCTACATATATTATAGAGCTTTTTTGAAACTTTTTCAAATTTCTTTGCCCTATTTCCTGTACGAAAGTGGAGGGATCGTGTGCGGCGAACCGCTTCACTTTTATTTTTCTTTCTCTCTCACTTTCTATATATATTATAGCGAAATTTTATTTGAATTTCAAATTATATTTTATTGTTGAAGCGGGGCTGCGGCCCGAAAATTTGACTTTAAAAGTCAAATTTTTCTACGAAAAAGTTAAACTTTTTTAAAAAATTAATTAAAATTTGACAAAATAAATCAAATTTTAAAGTGCAGCTCCCTGGGAAATAAAAAATGCAGGTGTTTTTGCAGCTGCTAAAATAGATTTTGCAGCTCCTCGCAGGTGTTTCGCGCCGTTTGTGTGCGCGCAGCTGCTTTTGCAGCTGTTTTGCAGCTCCCTAAGCCGCCCCGTGGGCGCAGCTGCCTGATGCAGCTCCTTAGGCAATCCCTACCAATCCCTACAAACGTTGAAATTTCAACGGTTTACCCCACCGCGAACGTATGTTCGTCAAAATCGTCCAAAAAGAACGTATGTTCGCCAAAGAAAGAACGTATGTTCATCTGCGTACAGTATACTGTATACTGTATACACGTTTAAAAATTCTAAATAGTCTGAAAATTTATATGGGAGTATTTTACATTTATGGAAAATTTTGCTCCGGCAACTATTCCTAGAAAACTAATTATCGGAATAGTTGAAGCGGAATAAATATACTATATGTAGTGTCAATTTATAGAGTTATATACTATATATTGATATTTCATTTAACTATGCCGTAAAAAATTAATTATCGGAATAGTTGCGGCCGGCCCAAAACGCCCGGGCAATTATGCTTTAATACTTTAATGTGGTAAAGCGTCCGGCGCGGAGCATGGGAGCATGGTATTATCCATGCTCCCGATTTATTTATTCAAAACATTTTTTTCTCATGGGCTTGTGCTGATTCATGCAACGGACGAAAATCTCTTTTTCAATCAAGACGTCCTCTAATCCCGTGTGACTTTCTGTAAAATCATGCTCCCCAGAAATATATCTGTAAAGAATTTCTGCCGTGGCTCGCACTCGTCCATTTTTAGTAAGGTAGTTATTTTTATAACACCATTCTTTATACGTCCATTGTTTACAAATGGTATCCTGCGCCATTTTTAACGTATCCCACAATTCTACGCCATAGGGAAGAAAGAATCTATATTTTGATTTCGTCAAATATCTTTGCGTTCTTGACGTAGCACGATAATCAAACCTTGCGTTATGTGCGATACAAGCCTTTACATTATACTTTTTACATACATCGTTAAAAATCTTTTTTGCGGTGTAAAGAGAAACAACTCTTCTTTTTCCCTCTTTAATATCCTTTTTATACATCGGAATTTTTTCAGCGTAGTATGCTGATTTCATCAAGTTTTTCATTCCATAAAATACGTCACCGATAACAAAAGAATAACTTTCGTATACATTGCCCTTTTTATCAATAACGGCAAACCCCAAGTCGTAAACAATGGGATCATCAAAACCATTTGTGGTTTCGGTATCGAATACAACGTAGTAACTTTTTCTTCTGTCAATTTTAGTAGTCATGCTTTTGTTCTCTCCTTTCCTTTAAACAACTATATAATACCACATATATATAGTAATGTCAACCCCTAAAATAAAAGTTTTAATTTTCTGACAATGGGAGCATGGGAGCATCGCGGGCCGGCGCCGATTGTATATTGTTAATAGGCGATTTATAAATAAAAAAATAAAGGGTTAGATAAACTAACCCTTTACCTTTATTTTATCTCACGCAACGGAGTAGCCCTTGACCTTTCCCTTGCCCTTGATTTTAACTTCCGTAACATTCAGACCGTCAATCTGACGGAGCAGAGCAGACGCTTTCTGAACGGAGATTTCAACCTTTTCAGCAACTTCGCTTGCCGTCATGGGTTCATCAGTAAGAATCTCCAGAATCTTCGCCTTGATAGGCTCGTTTTCGATGGACTTCTTCTTGGAGGTAGATTTTCTCCGCTTGGCGTTGCGCTCATCCATCTTGACGAGTTCGTTCTTCGCCATTTCGATCACTTCATCGTTGATGTTGCCGTTTGCGATTACTTCGTACATTTCTCTTTTAGTCATAGTGTTCACCTTTTTAATCCTTTCTTTTTTTTACTTGGTGATTACCTTTATCTTGTCTTTATTATATCAGACTTTGTGGTGTCTGTCAAGACCTTTTTTAATTTTTTTTAGAAGGGAGAAGAGATGTGTTTCTGTTTCCCTTTGCCGACATTGGTTTCTGTTCAACATCTCTTGTCCTTTCTGTAATTATATATTATCACATTTGGTGTCGTTTGTCAATAAGTTTTTCGTATATGTCAAATATTCTTCTGTTGTCATTTCTTTTATTGTGACTTTATCATCACAATTGTCAAACCAATAATCAATCATATAATTAATAGCGCGATTTTTGTTGATGAAACGCCCAACTATATCTCCATTTGTGTTAATTACGCAATATAATCTTTTTACTTCTTTCATATTTTTAATTCTCCTTTCCTTTTTTCTGTATATAGGATACCACATTTTTATTGACTTGTCAACCACTTTTTTCTTTTCTTTTGAAAGAATACTGTATACAATGTTTTAACCCTTTAATGCGTTAAAGTGCGGGCCGGCCCAAAAGGGTTGACTTGTCAACCCTTTATGGTAATTTACTTGCGCCGATTCTGTCACATCCTATTTCAATATATTTTTCCATTTCTTCTTCGGTACGAATACCACCACTTGCTTTAATTTTTGTTCTGTTATGAATATTCTTTTTCATAATTTTAATATCCTTAAATGACGCGCCGCGAGTGCCAAAACCCGTAGAAGTTTTTACATAATCTGCCTTTGATTTATCTACAATTTGTGTTGCAATTGCAATTTCTTCATCCGTAAGATAGCAAGTTTCAATTATTACTTTCAAAACATCGCTTGGAGCCATCATTTTTTTAATTACGTTGATTTCATCAAGGGCGTGAGCATAATTGCCATGTTTTATATCTCCAATATTAATTACCATGTCAATTTCACTTGCTCCATCTTCTATTGCTTTATCGACTTCTGAAAGTTTTGTTTCGGTGGTTGAATTTCCAAGGGGAAAACCAACTACAGTACAAATTGAAACGTTAGGGAAAAAACTTTTTGCAAAACTTACAAAATGTGAGGGTATACATACGGAAGCACAACCTTTTTCTTCTGCCGTCTTGCAAAGGTTATAAATATCTTTATAAGTAGTGTCTGCTTTAAGAAGCGTGTAGTCGATATGTTCATAAATATTCATAATGTTCTCTCCTTTCCTTTTCTTGAGTATATAATATCATATTTCTGCAAGTTTGTCAAGTGCTATCTGCAATCTTTTTTTATTTTTGTAAAGTCTATTTGCAGTACAATACGGACAACTACCATGATTTCTACAAGTGCGGTCGATTGCTTTCGCACCATAATATTTTTTTCTCTTTTCTTTTCCATGCTCAATTGCTTTATCAAGTGCCATTTTCTCTTCCTCCTTTGTAATTATATGATAACACATTATTATTAATTTGTCAACCCATATTTTATATTCATAATATTCTGAAAATTTGTGGCCGGCCGCGAAGAACGTATGTTCGCCTAAAACGAAACGGTTTACATTGTGTAAACCGTTTCTATATAAAGGAAAGGAAGTTATTTTCCATTTATTTCCTTTGTTTCAATGGCATAATATTTGATGGAATAATTATCCAAAATAGATTTTACCATTACACTTTCTTTTGAAGTGTTGGCAAATATTTGCATTGTATACAATTCATTTTCAACTACCGTATTGTATACAAGTTTTACATCACTCTCTTTAATAAGATTTACAACGGTTCGCAAATTGTCATTACACATTTTAATTGTTGCGTTATAAATCCACATTTTTTCTTTTTGCATTTTTTCTTCGCAAAATTTAATTGTGAATACGCCGACAAAATTTACAAAAGCTACAGCAAAGCATTTAATTAAGAGTGGCATATCATACGTTGCGGTTATTACAATAATAATTGTATAGTAACCATAGCAAAGTGCGTTCATTCCACTTGCAAGCCACTTTCCACCCTTAATAGTACAAAGTGACCTTGCGGTATTTATAAGTACATTAATAAAGTTAAGAATAACGAATTGCCAAAACAGAAACGATGTGAACAGATCAGTCATAAATTTTTCTCCTTTCCTTATTACAAATATATAATACCACAACTTTTATTAAAAGTCAATAGTTTTTTAATAAAAAATTTTTTTATTGCGCGCCGGCCGCGAACGTATGTTCTTTTAATAAAATGATAGGGTGCGATACCCTATCATCTTATTTTATTGTTATCAATAACTGCTACTACATCATCGCAATAATTGTTTAGTGGACTGTAAATGCAATAGCTGACTACTCGCTTGCCCTTTTTAACTTTTTTGTTATATGCAATAATCCACTTTCCTTTTATTGTGCCATACCCATTACCCTTGGAGATGGAAACAATTTTTTCAACATATACAACTTTTTTACCCTTTCTGTTTTGTAATCTTTTGTCGTTAAAATTTACCATTTTAATCTTGTAACCGTAGTAGCGAGAAGAACAATATTTTTTGATGAGTCCATAATCTGTTACTCGTGTTTTTGCTTCGCTTACTGTTACGCACAAAGAGAAGATAATAATTATTGCAATGAGAATTGTAAAGAATCTTTTTTTGTTGTTCATTTTTTCTTCCTTTCTGTTTTTCCTTTATCTTGTCTATATTATAGCAAAGAAAAAAGGGTTTGTCAACCCTTTTCTGCAATTTCTTTTTTCTTTTTTCTAATCTTTTCATCTCTTGCCATTTTCTTTTTCTTCTTTTCTTCTTTTTCTTTTGCTTTACGTTCTTTTTCTTTTGATTTCATTTCGTATTCTTCGGCCATTTCATAACCATCATACGGTTCAAGTCCTTTGTTGGCTCCAGTAGGAACCTTTACAGTAATAACAATAAAGTCCTCATTGCCTTCGCAACCAACAACGGGAATTGCGATTTCATTTGACTTTACTCTCAAAACATCATCGTGATCACGGAAATAATTAATGATTTCATTCAGATACGCATTTCTCAAAATTTCTCTTTCCACTTTTCTTGAAACTGCCATAGTGTTTACCTTCCTTTCTTTTATCTGTAAACAGTATATCACATTTGATTTTATTTGTCAATCCCTTTTTGAAAAAATAAATTTTATTTCTTTTTCATTTTTCTATAATAATTATATCATAAAATTTTTATTTTGTCAAATTATTTTTTTGAAAAGGATTAGACTTTAACGCTTTAATGTGTTGAAGCGGATCGCCCGGCCGCCGTGTATACTGTATACAAGACAAAACAAAAGAAAAGGGTTAGACTATGCTAACCCTTTTTCTATTAGGCAACCTTGTAACCCTTTACCTTGCCCTTGCCCTTGACCTTGATTTCCTCAGAAACCAGAGGGCCATTTTCTACCAACTGTCTGCAAAGTGCGCTTGCTTTCTGGGTGGAAATTTCTACCGCCTTTGCGATGTCGCTTGCGATAACGTGTTCCTCACAACCCTTTACATAGTCCAGAATCTTTTCCTTAATGGGTTCGTTTTCAAGGGACTTCTTCTTGGAGGTAGATTTTCTCCGCTTGGTGTTGCGTTCATCCATCTTGGTAATTTCCTGTTCTGCGAACAGTTTCAGCTCTGCGTCATCAACCTTTTCCATAACTGCTACGAAGAATTCTCTCTTGGTCATCTTTTCCATCTTGTACCTACTTTCTTGCGATTGGTCGCAACCCTTTTTCATTAGTTTTGGGAGTTCCTGTCTCCCTTTATCTTGTCTTTATTATATCAGACTTTTTATCGTCTGTCAAGACCTTTTTTATTTTTTTAGAAGTTTTCTGGACACTCGCCTTTATATCGTTAGTTAGTAATCACAGTGAGGTAACTTCTTAAACTCTCCTGTCCACATTTTTATTATATCAAACTTTTTTTATTTTGTCAAGACTTTTTAAAAAACTTTTTCAAAAATTTTTGGGAAGTTTTTTATTTGTCTTTTTTCTATATAAGTATTATACCAAAGATTTTATAGGAAGTCAATAATTTTGGGAAAATAATTGAAGTTTTATTATTATGAATTTTCTGAAAATTTGCGGAGCCGGCGCGAAGTATAATGGGAATTTTCTGAAAATTTTAGGAATTTTTAGAAAAATTTTAGGAATTTTTTAAAAAATTCCAAGAATTTTTTAAGATAATCAAGAAAATTATATTATAAAAAGACTTTAACAGTGTAAACTATTAAAGTCTTTTAAATTATTGCATAAGTAAAGCAAGTAAGTTCCAAGAAGGATATTTATATCCTATGGTTAAGTTATGAATTACTACATCAACGTATGAAATAGTAAACCATCCGATGAAACCTATCATTATGAATAGACTGAAAATTTTTAACCATTTAATAATCATATTAACTCCCATTTCCATTCCTGTTGTGAATCAAGTAAGCCGTCGATTACTTGAATTGCGTTATCAATCCTGTCAATGTCAATAATTTCTCCTGTGTAAGAGTTCTTTAAACAATCTGCGCTTTCTTCTTCCATTGTCTCCCTAATTTCTTTAAGAACGATTTCACTGAAAGATAATGCCGTTCTATCATCACAAGTGATAGTTACTGTAATTTTCTTGTTAAAAATTGCCATTGTTTTTACCTCTCTTTCCTTTTTTCTATATATATAATATCACAATTACCTTATAAAGTCAAGTTATATTTTTAAAAAACATAATAAATACAATTCTTTATTGCTTTACTTTATTAAGCGCGGGCCGGCCTGCGGCGAACATATGTTCTTTATTATCGTTGCCAGTATTATTTATTTTTATGCTTAAAAATGAATAAGACAAAAAGAAAATGAGGTAATGAATAATTATTACCTCACTTTCTTATGTATAGGAAAAGGAAAGATAGTATTATGCAACTTGTTTCAACACTTCCATAATTTTACTTTCGTCGTAAGCATTGCCTTTCCAATTTTTTCTATTTGGCATTTCATCATCGAACAAAATGCCTGTGGGAAAATCAACTACTTTTTCTTTTGGTGTTCCATATTTTACAATATGAATTTCATCAAAGTTTACACTTTTGAGATGTTTTTTTAACCACTGAATTTTTACTTTGGTTACTTCTTTATCAAAATCTTCTGTGGAATTCTTTGCTAACCAACTGACAATACCGATCTTATATCCTTTCCTCTGCAACTTGTTTAACAGTCTTGCGAGCGTGGAAAGACGCAGTAAAGGCATTGCTTTTTCATAAGGAGTGGCGTCTTTATTATTCAAGTAATTCAGCCATCCGTCAACGCCGTAGAAGTTGGCGATTGTTCCATCCATATCGAAGTATATCGCTTTGGTAGTCATTGTTTTTTCCTTTCCTTTTCTTTCCTTTATCTTGTCTATATTATAGCAAAGTTTTATTTTATTGTCAATACTTTTTTACTAAAAACAATATAAATACAATTCTTTAATGCTTTAATTTATTAAAGTACTTGCCCGGCCAAAAGGGCCTATTTGTTAGGCCATTCTTCGTCATCTTCATTAAGTAACTGTTGAAGATCGCGGTATCCCGTCTTAATATATAGAACTTGATTTAACGTCTGAATCGTATTCCCACAAAGATTAATCGCAAGATTTAATTCGCTTATCGTTGCAATTTCACATTCAACCATATAATCATACAATTCCATCATTTCTTTAGTCATCATATTGTTTCCGCCTTTCTCTTAAAAAATGTTTGCTCTTTTGTTGAAGTCTGCCGTTTCCATATCGAGGAAGCAACCACCTTTTGAATAGAACTCATTAGAAATCTTTTCTCCGTCAATAACCGTTCTGGTGATTGCGACATGCTCTTCGGTAGCAACTTTCTTCGCCTCTCTCCAAGCCTCTCCAAAAGCCTTGTTGTCGGTGAACTCGGTTCCGTTTACATTGTAGATAAACTCTTTCGCCATTTTCTTTTCTCCTTTTTCCCTTTTCTCTGCTTTTATTATAGCTGATTTTCTTTTGATTGTCAAGCCTTTTAAGAGCTTTTTTATTTTTTCTTTCGCAGGTTTCGCAGCTTTGTGGTTCATCGCAGCTCCCACGAAATCGCAGCTGCAGCAGCTTTTTCGCGGCTTTTTCGCAGCTTTTTTTCGCAGCTCCTTCGCAGCTTTTTTTGCGCCGCCAAAAATCTGCGGAAAAGCCTGGTTTACCCCGATTTACCCCGATTTATCCTGATTTATCCTGATTTATCCCACCAGGCAGCGCACTGTCTTTACACCTGTAAACTATTCTGTCTTTACACCTGTAAACCATCTTATCTTTACACCTGTAAACCATCTTATCTTTACACCTGTCAACGTGAGTGTCAAGACACCTGTCTTGACATCTCACTTTCCATCCTGACCATCTGCTTTTCGGTGATGAATGACGCACCCTCAAACTTGATCTGGTATTTTGTCTTGTCAACTGTCAAGTCACCGTCATCTGTAAACGGTACGTTGTCTTTACACCAGACTTGACCATACAATTCAGTAACCAACTTTTCAAAAATTTCGCCTTTATTATATTTGGAATTGTTTACCACTTCTGTAAACATTTCTTTTGAGCAAATGAGTCTGGTATTTTTTCCCATCAACATTTCCTTTATTTTCCTGTTGGGCTTGAACCGCAAACAATAACCTTTTCCCCTACTTGCCTTGTCCAGTTTCAGCACATGGGCGAGAATGGTACTGGTAGTTTTTACCATGTAGACATTATCATTCCAGATAATACCAAAAATGTAATTGTGCGTCGCCGCATTGTTATTGTAAAATTCTACCATTTTTTCAAATATTGCTTTATTCATTGTCTTTACCTTTTTCCTTTCCTTTTTTTCTGTATATAGAGTAACACATGAATGTGAATATTCTGTGAAGACTATGTGAAGATCTTGTGAAGGGAATGTGAAGAAATCTTCACATTATATTAGATATATCTAACCATTTTCTTTATTGCTTTACCACTTTACCACTGTAAAGCGTTATAACTTTGTTGTTAATTTATTAACAAACTTTATCCCTTTATCACTTTAATGCGATAAAGTTAGTTAGTCTGAACTAACTCGCCTGCGCTTGCATGGTGTATACAGCATACTGTATACAACATTTTAATATTTTAATGTATTGAAGTTAGTTAGATTGAACTAACTCTTTCGTACTTTAATACTTTAATGCGGTGAAGCGGATTGCTATAAAAAAAAGAAGTCTTTCGACTTCTTTTTAGTCATCCCATGAAGACATAAAGTCTGCACACATTTCTACATCTATTGACTTTACATCTACTTCCCACTCATCGGCTACTGCTTGCAATTCTTTTTCATCAAGGGCAAAATACACATCTGATGCAAATAGTGCAAATATTTCAGTATCGTTATACCACTCACATTCATTAACTTTTTTCATTTTCTTTTCTTCATAAGTCTTTTTCATTGTCTTTTTCCTTTCGGTTTCTTTATTTCCCTTTCCTTGATTATAGTATAGCAAAGTCTGGTTCACTTGTCAATACTTTTTTTATAAAAAAATAAAAAACTTTTTCATAAAAAACACTTGACAGATAGTCTAAAATGGTGTATTGTATAATCAGAAAGAGGAAAGAAAAAAAGAAGAGAAAGGAAAGAAAGGAAAAGAAAATGAATACTATCAGAATCATCGACAACATGACTGGAAAAGAAATTGAAAGAATCGAAAACCTCACAATGACAGAAATGTATATCGTGACCGACAGAAAGAGAAGTGAATATAAAAACTGCACTATCGAAAACTATTACACCAAAGAAACCGAAAACGTAAAGCCTGTAAACACTGTAAAAACTTTCCATTAAAAGAGTCGAAAACGACTCTTTTTTTATTGCTATTTTAGGAAAAATATACCATCTATTTTTTCGGGCCAACTTTTCACATCGACGAAAATTTTGTGAAAAAATTAACAAAGTTGCTTCCATTTTTTCTCTGGAAAAAAATGGAACCGCTTTACCACTTTACTGCGGTGAAGCGGTGAAGCGGTGACTGTGAAGCGGTTAGACACGTCTAACCAAAATCAGTGAATGTGGCACATCGACCAATTATGAAATCAATGTGGACCCGCCCGGTCCATTATGGGAGCGCCGGCCTTTCGTTTGCGAACACGTGTTCGCGCCTCCAACATTATCTCCACGAAATTAAAATTTCATTTTTACCAATAAAAAAGAAGGACGTATACGTCCTTCGTCTTCTTTTTCTCTTCTATCCCCTCAAATAAGCCTTCCTTTTTCCTTTTCCCTTAACCTTCACATCAACCGACTGTATCCGTCCTTCCCTAACCAAATTCGTACATATCGCAGTCATTCGCTGTCTTGTTACCTCCGGCGCAACCAACGTTCTAATTTCCTCAATCTGCATTGGTTCTTCCCCCAACAGCTCATAAACCCGTTCCTCATATACCTTATTCTCCTTATATTGTGTCGATTCCTTCGACTTCGCCAATGCAGCCGCGCTATGTGCATCCAGCTTCTCCAATTCCCGTTTACAATCTTCGATAAGCTCCTCCGTTATTTCTCCCTTAATAACCGCTTCCAATCTTTCTCTTCTTGTCATTTGAAATTCCTCCTTTTAACTTTTTATATTTTAATTATAACTGGTTTTGGAAAAGAAGTCAAATTTCACGGATTGTCGCTGCGGGCGCCTACGAAATTTGACTTGAGAGAATGGATGTGTTATACTTATATATAGGAGGAAGGATTTATGAATCGACTTAAATTGGATTTTAGTTTAGAGTCAGCGAAAGAAAGGGCTGACTTTATTGAGACGTATATAAAGCAGCTTACGAATTTAACAGAGGCAGAAGCCACAACAATTGCAGATTATTTGCTATGGGGGAAGACAGAAGATGGGAAGCCCCTCGGTGCAGGAACTGAGTTGAAGACAAAATGGACAAAGACGAATGAGGCGGAATCGTTAGATGCGGTTTTGGAAAATCCAGCATTATCGAATATACAGCTTTATTCATTGAATGAGGCGGTTATTTTAAAGAAGGGAAGAGACGTTTTTAGTAGGAAAGAAGCTAGAGAAAATGCTCCGGATTTTTTGAAAAAGACCTTTGAAGATTTGTGGAGATTAATCGACGAGACAGAATTGGAGATTAATTTTTATGAAGAGAGGACGGGGAAGAGGAAGAATCCGCCGAGGAAAGAGCTTTTAGATAGGTTTGAAGAAGATGAGGTTGAGCGTATACGTGCGCGCAGTCAAAAATTGAATCAATATAAGTATCTGAAGTTAAGACATAAGTTGAAGGATTTAAGGACGGAACAATTTACAATTAGAGATTCTTATAAGTATACTTTGAACGTTGGACAAAGTATGTATATGGCTAAGAATAGAGGTGTGACTTTTGATTTTGATGTGGAGGTTTTTCCGCTTGGTATTAAAGAGGGGGCTGTTGGAGAGATAATTTTTAATAAAGATTTTGACCCCGGCGCCCTCGACGAAGATCAATTGAATTTGATTAATAGGTTGATCTGGGATAAGAAAAAGAAAGAACAACAGGAAAAAATAAAGTTTGACTTTAGAAATTTAGATTCGGTTTATCAGCTTTATTTATTTAAAGAAGAAACTCAAGATCAAATAGAAAGGTCGAAAGAGAAATCAGAAGTAGAGAATAATTTGGTTAACTTGGTTGAGACTTTGAAGTTTTATGAGGACTTTGCAGATTTAACAGACGTACAAAAAGAAATTTTACGATTGAAGGAGAAGAAACAAAAGAACGTAGATATAGCGGCGTATGTTAATAAGAAATATGGAAAAAGCTATACGGCGAATTATATAAGTACAATTTTTAAGCAGAAGATTATTGTAAAGATTAATGAGGCGGCGAAGCTACATCAAGATACAATTGAGAATTGCTTTTTTGAAGAGAATTTTAAGAAGTGTACTGACTGTGGAAGAATTTTGCTTTTAGATAAGAGAAATTGGGTTAAGAAAAGTAGAAGCAAAGATGGCTTTCAAAATAGATGTAAGAGATGCGAGAAGAAGAACAGAGAGAAAAGGGGGTTAATGAATGAAAGGAAAAAATAGTCCGGAGAAGATATTAATTGAAATTTCTAAATTGGAAGTTACTGAATTTTTAGGAGTTTGTAAGATTTTAGGCGTAAGCGTATATAAAAACGATGGAAAAACCCCTAAAGAGTTTGAAGATATATGGGAAGAGATGTGTGATATAGTTTGGGGAATGAATAGAGTTAGAAGAAGAAATTTGGGAAGATTAGTTTATTCTGCTACTAAAGGTAAGGAGGATTAATATGGCTGTAAATCCGCATTTTGATATTGATTTTTCATCGAAGATATGTGCAGTGTGCGGCCAGCCCAAAGATTCCTTTGATTATTTGAGGACTAAATCGTTTATGTATCCGACTGGATATGTAGATGTATGTGTTGATTGTTTAGGAGAAAGATTAGAAAGGTCAGATTTTGATTGGAATGTAATGGATAAGATTTGTCAGTATTTAGATATTCCTTTTGAGATTAAGCGTTTTGAAGAATTACGAAAGACGAACTCTGCGCCCGAGCTATTGAAAGCATATAATACGATATATTTTTCGGGAGAATATGAGGGGATAGATTGGAAATCTTATCAGGAAGCTTATAAGGAGTTGGATGCCGCGGGCGCACTCGACGATGTCGTACCTGGTTTAGCTGATGATAAAAGACGTAAGCTCCAAGAGAAATGGGGTTTTAATTATGATGATGAAGCTTTGACTTATTTAGAAAATTTATATGATGGGTTGCTTTTGACTCAGAATATAAATGGTGCTTTGCAAGGTGACCAAGCGGTTAAAATATGTAAGATTTCGTATGAAATTGATTGTAGAATTAGAGAAGGCGCAGACTTTGATAAGTTGCTTGCATCTTATGATAAGCTGGTTAAAACTGGGGAGTTTACCCCGAAGAATGTAAAAAATGCTAGTGACTTTGAGTCGATGGGAGAGTTATGCAGGTGGCTTGAAAAAAGAGGATTTGAAAATCCATTTTATGATGGAGAGACTCGCGATGTGGTTGATGAAACTATTAAGAATATACAAAGTTGGAATCAGAGGTTATATACAAATGAATCTGGTATTGGTGATGAAATAACTCAACGTATACAAGCTTTGAAGACTGCGGCCGAACTGGAAACATATTACGACTTAAATGAAGATGATACCGATTTTGATAACTATGAGAATGAAGGTTTTGAACAGCTCTTTAAAGAAGATGAGTTTGAGGCTGATCTGGAGGTAGATTAATGCAAGAGAAGAGAAGAAAAGTTATTCTATCTACCCGACAGGAGTTAACCCCAAATGAATTTATAGAACGTGCAGAGCGCGAAGGTATTGAACTTGAGAAAGGCGCAGTTATCACTAATGAATATTTAGAAAGAAACTATGAGCAGTTATGTAAATGGGTAAACTTATTTACAGCTTATCCAGACTATTATTTAGATTTAATTAGACCTGCTGATTCTGAATTTGGTTTGTTTTTCTATCAAAGATTTACGCTGCGGGCGCTCATGCGATTTAAAGATGTATTTATAACTGCGCCACGTGCGTTTTCTAAATCGTTTATTACTATATTAGCTCTTTTCTTACAGTGTGTGTTTATACCAGGAAGAAAGGTATTTATGTGTGCTAATACTAAACAGCAAGCGGCGCAAATTACGAAAGAAAAGATTTATGAAATATATGATCACTGGCCATTATTAAAAAAAGAAGTAATTGGATGGGAGTTAAACGACTATCCAGGTAACTTTGGTAAAGACTATGTAACTCTCAATTTTCGTAATGGTTCGAAGTTTGACGTTGTGCTTGCTGGAGATGCCGCCCGTGGAGGGCGCCGGCATGGTGGAGAGATTGATGAGATTAGAGATGGTGATGAAGATGCTATTAACTCTGTAGTTATTCCTCTTGTTAATGTATCTCGTAGATTACCTAATAATACGGTAAATGAGAAGGAACCTAATCAACAGATTATTGCTACGACAAGTGCGGGAAGCAAAACTTCTTTTGCTTATGAGCGTTTAATTGATACTTTTGAAAATGCAGTAATTGATCCCGAACATTCTTTTATGTTTGGATGCGACTGGCGGTTACCCGCAATGCATGGATTAATTGATAAACAATATATAAATAAATTGAAAATGAGTCCATCTTATAATGCAGAATCGTTTGCGACTGAATATTTAAGTTTATGGCAGGGGTCTAGTGAAGAGGCTTGGTTTTCTTATGAGAAATTAAGCAAATATAGAAAAATAAAGAATCCAGAAACGCACGCAATTAATAGACCGGAATCAGAACAATTCTACTTAATATCAGTAGACGTGGGTCGAATTTCTGACCAAACTGCTGTAAGTGTATTTAGAGTTAATGTAGTAAAAAATAAATTTTATTCTACTCTTGTAAATCTTATAGTTTTGGGTAGAACACCGCAAACGAAACCCTTTTCAGTTCAAGCGGTGGATTTAAAAAAGATTATACAACTATTTAATCCAAGAGAGGTTGTAATTGATACTAATGGATTGGGAGTTGGTTTGGCTGATGAAATGATTAAACCACATTATGATGAAATGGGTAATACATTACCTGCATATGGTTTTATTAATGATGACAATTATAAAAAAATTCAACCAAAAGATGCTCCTAAGATTCTTTATGGAATTAAAGCCAACAGTCAATTAAACTCTAAAATTCATGGGAACTGTTATTCACGTTTAACCAGCGGACTGGTCCGCTTTTTAATAAAAGAGCAGGAGGCTAAGAGCTTTCTGCTCTCTACCAAAAAAGGTCAAAAAATGACCGTTGAACAACGTGTGATACGTTTGATGCCACACGAAATGACAACAAAATTATTTGAAGAAATGGCTAATCTTCGATTAAAACGTACTGGTACAAGCTTGGACATAGTTCTAGAGCGAATTAACTCTCGTTTTCCTAAAGATAAATATTCTAGTTTTTCTTATGGTTTATGGAGAATTAAAGAGCTTGAAGAAGATTATTATAAGACAAGCCATCGCCGGCGCGGAGGTACTCGAAAATTAGTATTCTTCTCGGGAGGAAAACATGGATGAACAAAGAAAAACTTTGGCAACTTTTACAAAAGTAATTAATGATATGGTTGCTAAAAATGAGTCATCCTATAATTTATCACGATGGGGAAGAAACAGATACGAAGTAGTTAAAGAATACACCTTAGAAGAAATAGATCGTATTATTAACTCTGGATCTGTTGAAGCTCAAATAGCTTTATCTCGAAACTACTTTACAAAAGGTGGGTTTTATCAAAGATTATTATTGCATTATGCTACTTTGTTAAAATATACAAGTTTATTAATTCCTAATCCAAATTTTGGGAAAAATCTCTCCGAATCATATATTACAAAGAAGTATAAAAGTGCAATTAATTTTATAGATAATGCTAGTTTACCTAAATTGTTTACTCATATAGCAATAAAAGCATTACGTGATGGATGTTATTATGGGGTTATTCAAGAAGTAACTGATAGTTCAATTTCTATATTAGATTTGCCAATATTTTATTGCCGCTCTCGCTTTAAAGATAAAGAGGGAAATGATATAATAGAATTTAATGTAACTTATTTTGAAACAATACATGATAAGGATTACAAGAAAAGAGCATTGGCGGCCTATCCAAAGGAAGTAGTAAATTGGTATAGACGATATAAGTCAAAAAAAATAAGTGACCCTTGGTGCTATATTTCTCCAGAAGTAGGAATTTGTATGTCATTGGTAGATGATAAACCAATTTTCTTAAATATTATTTCTGCCGAATTAGAGTATGATGATGCTAGAGACATAAATAGAGAAAGAGATTTAGAAGAAATTAGAAAAATTTTAGTTCAGCACATTCCACATTTACAAGATGGTGGTTTATTATTTGAGCCAGAAGAAGCGTTAGAAATGCATAAGGGTGCGGTTGATATGACTAGGAAAAATGAAAATCTTAGTGTATTAACTACGTATGCAGATGTAGATGCTGTTGTTTCTAAAACTTCTAATGATAATTCTTTAAATTCTGTCGATAAAGCATTGTCCAATATATATGCAGAAGCGGGTTCAAGTAGTCAACTTTTTGGTACTGATTCAAATTTATCTTTAAGTACATCTATTACTAATGATATGGCGCTTATGATGATACTGGCGCGAAAGTTAGAAACTTTTATTACCTCAATTGTAAATAAAAGATATGGTAATTCAAATGTTACTTTTACTTTTAAGATTCTTCCAATAACTTATTATAATCAAAAAGATTATGCTGAAATGAGTTTAAAATTAGCTAACTCTGGTTATAGTTTTTTATTACCAGCTTTAGCAATGGATATTTCTCAAAGAGAATTAGGTAATATTAAAGATTTAGAAAATGATGTATTAAATTTAAAAGAAAAACTTCAGCCATTAAGCACTGCTTTTACAGAAACAGGAAACGTAGGGCGTCCTGAAAAAGATGCACAGGATAAGAGTGCAAAAACAATAGCTAATGAAGAGTCATTAGATAAGGGAGGTTCGAATGGATAAGGAAAAAATGACTACTTTTTCTCTTTCTATCTATGGCGATATAACTGATTATAATGAAGTTTTATCTAAAGCAAGATGTAGAATTTTTTATACTGGCGCCAATCGTAACGGAACTTTTATAACACAAGAATTTGCAGAGAAATTAATTTCAACTTTACCATATGTTCCTATTAAGGGAATTTATGATAGTATGAAAGATGATTTCACTGATCACGGTAGAGAAAGATATGAAGGACGTATTTATGGTATAGTACCAGAAAACCCTAATTTCGCTTGGGAAAAGCATTTAGATATAGATGGGGTAGAAAGAGAATATGCTTGTACTGATGTATATCTTTTTACTGGACTTTATAAACAAGAAGCAATTGATATTGTTGGTAAATCTCAATCAATGGAATTATATGCTGATTCTATTGAAGGAGAGTGGCAATACATAAATGGAAAACGATTTTTTGTTTTTACAGAAGGGCGTTTTTTAGGATTGCAAGCTCTTGGTGAAGATTATGAACCTTGTTTTGAAGGGGCTTCATTTTATACATTGGTAGATTCTGTAAAAACTCTAATGAATGATTTAGAAAATACAAATATCTTTCAAAAGAAAAAAGTAGGAGGAGAAAAATATATGAATTTTAAACTTTCTGATAGTCAAAAATATAATATGATTTGGACTCTTTTAAATCCTAGATTTAATGAAGAGAACGAGTTTATTATGGACTATGCGGTTTGTGATATATATGACGAATACGCAGTTGTTTTTAAATTTGAAAATAATACTTATGAAAGAGCTTATTATACTAAGAATGATGACACAGATTCACTTAGTATTGATAAAATGGAAGCTTGTTATATTGTTGATGTTAATGAAGATGAAAAGCATGCCTTAGAAGTTCTTCATGCAATGAATAACAATACTTATGAAAAAATTGATGAAGTGGTTACTAGTTTACAAGATGAGACTAAGAATTTTAACTCCAAAATTGAAGAGAATGATTCTACAATTGCCACTTTACAATCGGAAAAGACAAAACTTGAGAATGATCTAGAAGAGGCAAACAAGAATTATACAAATTCTTTAGAAAAAATTGAATCTCTAGAACAAGAAACAAAAGTTCTTAATGAATTCAAGGAAAAGACGGAACTGAAAGATAAAGAAACGGTTATTGAAAAGTATACTTCTTTACTTGAAGATGAGCAGTTAAATGAATTTAGAGAGAAAATTAATGATTTTACTAAAGAAGATTTGGATAAGGAACTTGCTTTTGCTTTAGTTCAATCTAAGTCAACTATTTTTACTAATGAAAAGAGTGGTTTTATTCCCAAAGATGAGCCTAATCTTACGGGAATTGAAGCTATTTTAGAAAGACAAAAGAATAAGAAGAAATAATAACGGAGGAATTATTATGGCTTTTAAAAGATTTGTAATTGACGGGTATGGTCAATTAGAATTAAATAATGTAGCCTTCCGTAGAGATGGTAGGGTTGAAGCTCAGTGCTTCTTAGATGAAACTGATTTTGCTGATGTTCCTGCTGAAAACGGAATGTTACTCGCGGTAGATAGAGCTAATAGGGCGGTTAAGTTTGCCACTGACGACTCTCTACCAATTGCCCTTAATTATACTACAGAGCATATGTATGATGAAAGAGCAAACGCATTAAAGGATTTCTCTTTAGAGAGAGGTACTTTTTTACCTAGACTTGGCTACCTTTCGGTTGGCGATTTATTTACAACTAATTGTATTGGTTATGACGCTGACTTCGCAAATGATGATGCTGTAAAGGCAGCTAACGTTAAAACTACTGCTATTTATGGTGGAATCAGCGAAGAAGGAGCAATCTTACTTACGAAGACTGCGCCGACAGAAGGTCCTGTATTGAAGGCTGTTGAGTCTACAACAATGCCAGATGGGCAGTTTGCTATTAAGTTCCAGGTATTAACTGCGTAATTAAGGGGGTAATAAAATGACTATTAAAGAAATGAAACAATTAGCCCTTTGCGCGGCTAAGAATGAAGCTCCTGCTAACTATTCAATGGAGAATGTTGATGATGCGTTAGTAGAAGGATTAAGAGAACTTGCTGGTTCTGTTAATCAATTTATGAAGAATAGATACGATATTTATGATATTATTATAGAGGCTGCTGATGAGGTTGTTCCTCAGAAGGTTATTGATGCTGTTGGTATCTTTGCTGAGGTTAGACAGGTTGGTCAAGGTCAGAAGGCTCTTTTCAGAACCAGATTAGGGAAGACGAGGGCGAGAAAGTTCTTAACTCAGGTTGGTCTTTCTGGTGTATACGAAACGTTCAGACTTGATAATGGAACGTTTGAAGTTGGCGCCTATGCTATCGGTGGAGCCTGCACTATTGACTTCGAGAGAATGTTAGATGGTGCTGAAGATATGGCTGAGCTGGTTGGACTGCTTACTGAGGCACAGACAGATGCTGTTTATCAGCAAGTTCAGAAGGCTCTGCGCGCTGCTTTTGCAAAGTCTGGAGTTCCTGCTAATAACAGAGCTACGGGCGCAACATTTAATGGCGACGAAATGATGAAGTTGATTTCAACTGTTAGAGCTTATGGTAGCGGCGCTGTTATTTTTGCACCGCCTGAGTTTATTGCAGCTATGGGTGCTGATGCTATTGTTCCGATTACTAACTATGGTGGAACAACTCCGACGTCTGGAATCCAGGGTGTATATCATCCACAAGATATTGATGCTATTCATAATACTGGATATATTAATCTATTCAGAGGAACACCTATTGTTCAGATTCCGCAGTCTTGGGTTGATGAAAAGAATGAAAAGACATGGATTGATCCTCAGCTGGCTTATGTACTGCCTACTGGTGGAGAGAAGGTTGTCAAGGTTGTCTTTGAGGGTAATACTCAGATGTATGATTTTGTCAATAGAGATCAGTCCATGGAAATTCATACATATAGAAAGCTGGGTACGGCTATTCTTACATATCACAACTGGGGTATTTACAAGAATACTGGTATCGCAGATACTTATGAAGAACAATTTGACATTTAATTAACATAAGGGGAGGGAGAGTTCCCTCCCCATTAATCTATATTTAGGAGTTAAAAGGAGTAATACGATGGAAGATAAAGTAAAAGTTATTAATTTAATTTCAAGTAGAGTAAATATTAATATTCCCGATGTTAGATTAAATAGAATTTGGGAAAAGAAGGGAGCTATAAAGACGGTTCCTTTTGATCAGTTGGAAGAAGCCTTATATAATCCAGGAGTAGAGGCTTTATTTAAAGAAGGAATTCTTGGTATTGAAGACTTAGAAATTAAAAAGAAATTGGGGCTTGAGCCAGAGGATGCCAAAGAACCTGTAAATATTATCACTTTAAATGACCAACAGCGCAAGCGTTATCTTACAGTTATGCCGCTTCTTGATTTTAAAGATAAGGTTAAAGAATTATCAGTAGAACAAGTTAGAGAGTTGGCTCAGTTTGCAATTGACAATGAAATCGCTGATTTTGATAAATCCGAAATTATTAAAAAGATTACTGGTACAGATATTATTGGTTCTATTCAAATGAATAAAATTGATAAGGAGCAAATTGAGAAAAATTAAAAGGAGTTTAAAATGACTTCAGTTTATGATGTATACGATGCTTTTTTATCGAAAATGTTAGAAGATGAATGGCTAAACTGGACAGAGAGTGAAAGAGAAGAAGATTGGCGTTCTCTTTTAGATGCTGCTATTCCTTATTTTAAATTTCCAAGAGTTAGTTTAGAAACAGATGGTGATTTTTTTATTGATGAAAATTTTTCTAATATAGAAGTACAAATTCTTGCTACTTATATGAAATGTGAGTGGCTAAATCGTACTATTCTTACTTGGGAAAATGTGAAACCACTATATGTAGAAAGAGATTTTTCTCAAGCTAATTTAATAGATAAATTAAAACAACTACTTGAAAGAGAAGAATATAAGGCATTAAAACTTGAACGAATTTATTATCGCTCTCGCAAAGGTAAGTCATTTAGTTATAGTGAATTGGCGGGAGAGTAAGATGAAATATGTTCCTGGTATGGACGAAGGATATGCAAATAGTTTAAAAAATAAATTATTTGGTTTACTTTGTGAATATGAAAAAGGAAGAGAATGGGAGAAATTTTTAGATTCAATTATTATTGAATTGTATGGTTTTGAACCAGATGAAAGGACAATTAATTACTATACTTTATTTCATAAAATTTCTTCATTAAGATATTTAAGATATGAATACTTCAGAAGTACCATTTTTGACTGTATGTCTTTACTTTCTAAAGATGTGGAGGTAAAAAATGAGGTATTATGAGGATGTGTATTTAAAGAGATTGAATAGATACGGTATAGATTTTCAATCTCGTATGCAAGGTCAAAGAGAAAAGAATTTTAAATTGCAGCTTTTGAAATCAGTATATTATGTAGAATTTGAATATAACAATGAGATACATGAAGGTGAGTTAACACCAATGCGCCAGAACGAAACTAAAACCATGCAGTACCTATTAACAGATGTACATTTGGATATGCCAAACGGCACAATTCTTTTTATTTCAGATAAGAATGAAGAGCCAAAGCCATGGCTTATCTATTATTTAGAAGATTTAAAAGCTAGTGGTTATAATAGGTACATTATGCTGAAAATGACTCATTATTTAACTTGGATAGACCGAAATAAAATAGAAAGAGAGTCGTGGGCTTACTTTTATGGTCAAGAAGATAATATGTTAAAGGATGAGTTGAAATCTCGTAGTAGAAATAAGATTTTATATACAGAAAACCTAAAGTTAAGCTTTTTTATTCTACCACTTAATGAGCATATAAGAAAAGATGATTACTTAGAAGTTCGCGCGGGCGCAGGAATTGGTAAAACTAAAGAAGCATATGTGGTAACAGGTTATGATACTCAATCTACACCAGGTGTGGAGTTCGTATCTGTAGATCCGCAATATTTACGTGATTTAACACCTCCTCCAGAGCAAACGGAAGAAGATGATAAAGATGATTTCTTTTGGATTAATGGAGGTGATAAAGAATGATCGTAAGAAATTGTTCAGATCTGGGCGTAAATGCTCAATATATTATGAAAAGGTTGATGGCAAACCAAGATTTACTTAAATTATTATATTATACTGATAAAGATCCATTGAGTCATGAAGATTTAACTGAAAAACAAATACAAGAAGAAGTGTTTGATAAATTAATAAAAATAATACCACGTGTTGGCCCAAAAGAAACAGCTCATTCAATTATAGCTATAAGAATTAGTAGAGGACGTGGATTGGATAGTAATAGTGAATTTAAAAATGTTTTAATTAGTATTGAAACATTTGTTCCAATGACACAATGGATTATAAAAGATATTAATTTAAGACCTTTTGCTATAATGGGGGAAATTCAAAAATCTTTAAATAATAAAAAAATAGAAGGGTTGGGAAAGTTAACTGGCGGAGATTTTGATTTAAACTTTTTAACCGAAGAAATTTCTGCCTATGAACAAACTTTTTCTTTAACTTCTTATGATTAATGATAAAATTTTTCTGGGGTTTCCTTTAGAGATGAAAGGGATTTGTAAAATATATCCCCCAACAGTGAATGATGTAGTAAGTAATGATGATTTTACTATTTATCAGTCGCTTTTTACAATAACCCAAGAAGATTTAGATAAGGTTTATTTAGCAAATGGAGGGGAGATGTCTCCAACTCCCTTTCAATATTTGCTTATAAATTATTATCAAAATGAAGAAACACAAGAAAAAATTATTGCAGCTTTTCAACAATTTGTTCATGAGCCTGTAACTATAGTTCCAGAAATTGAACTATTACTTATAGGAAAAAGTGAGGACGAATTAGATCCAGATGTAGATTTAGAAAATCCAAGAGTTCTTACTGCTGATAATTATTTTGATTTTCAGAACTTAATACGTAAATCTTTAGGATTAAAGGAAGTAGAAAAATCAGAAGATGATGAAGATGAAGATCCTCGTATTAGACGTTGGAAAATGAAAGTAAAACAGCATGAGGAGATTGTAAATAAAAAGAAAAGTAAAACTGCACCAACTTTTGGAACTTTACTTGCTGCAATTTGTTGTATGGGAATTGGATTAAATCCACTTAATATTGGAGAGATGAGCTATGCGTGTGTACAGTGGTTAATCGCTATGTATCAACAGAACGAATCTTATGAGGTTGATATACAGGCTATTATGGCTGGCGCGGATAGTAAAAAAATTAAACCTAAATATTGGATAAAAAATATTGATTAGAAGAATTATAGGAGGCTATATAATATGGCAATTATTCTTGATAAATATGCTATCAAAGAAGTCGCTGACGTTATGTTCTATGAGTTAGACTCAAA